AATCATATCATGATATGTGGCAGCAGCAGAAGAAGGTAATTCGGGAATGTCTTGTTATGGATGATGATGGCTTTTTCCTTTATAAGCTGATTATCCTTTGCTGGCAACGCGGAGAGGGCAAGTGCCAAGGGAAAGGAAGCAAAGTTTTGATGTTTGATGGCGGAATTAAAATGGTTGAAGAAGTGGTAGTTGGTGATTTGCTTATGGGAGATGATAATACTCCACGGAAGGTGTTGTCATTGGTTAATGGAGCGGAGGAAATGTTTGAAGTTGTTCCTATGCGGGGAGAGTCGATGGTTGTTACTGCCGACCATCTTCTTTCATTGAAGCGAAGGAGAAATTATGTAAATAGACGAGGCAAACCTTTTAATGATTTAAGAGCAGGTAATATTATTGATATATCAGTTCGAGATTATCAGAAACAAAATATATCATTTAAGAATTTGCATATGCTTTACCGGGTGGCTATTAATTGGGATGAGCAGGAAGTTCCGATTGACCCCTACTTTTTAGGGTTGTGGTTAGGAGATGGCCATTCTAATCGTCCATCAATAACCACTATGGATAGTGAAGTGGTGGAGTATTTATATAATTTTGCCGATATAATGGGTGTTCGGATTACTGTTAAAAAGAAGGATATGGGTAACAAGGCTTCTGATTATTCCCTTGTTACTGAAAGGGGGAAAGAAAACTCATTATTTAATCTTTTTAGAAAAAATAATTTACTTCATAATAAGCATATTCCCCAAGTGTATAAGATAAATTCAAGGGAAGTGAGATTAAAAGTTTTAGCTGGACTTGTTGATACTGATGGATATAGAAATAGAAATTCTATTCAGTTTACTCTTAAAAGCAAAGTGCTGTCTGATGATATTGTATTTTTAGCCCGGTCTTTGGGGTTTCATGCCGACATTAAAAAATGTATTAAAGGGATAAAAAGCAGGGGGTTTTCAGGTGAATATTATAGGATAGGTATTTCCGGGGATTGTTCTATTATCCCTACTCTTATTCATAGAAAGAAATGTTCGCCAAGAAGTAATTGGAAGGACGTGCTTGTTACCGGTATTAGAGAGATAAAATCTGTGGGAGAACGTGAATATTATGGTTTTATGTTAGATGGTAATGGTCGTTACGTTATGGCTGATTTTACAGTTACCCATAATTCACTTTTGGCATGTCTTATCCAGATTTGGAAGTTCTTTTGTTGGGCTCGTCAGTATATTATGCTGTGTGCCAACTCCAAAGACCAGACCAAGTTTGCCCACTATGATTTAATCCGGGACATCATATTGAATAGTCCCGATTTATTGGAAGCAGTGGGTGGAAAGAAGAATGTCCAAGATAAAGAGATACGGAAGAAAGATTCAAGGGGTGGGATTACGGCTATTATCCGGTCTATATCATCGTTTTCAGGGCTTATGCCCAATATTACCGGATATACATTCTCCGAGTTTTTTGAAATGAGAATGCCACGGGAGGGGGGCAAGAACTTTTTCACCCAGATTGATGGCTCTCTCAGGAACGTGCCGAATGCTATTGGAATAATTGATTCCACTGTTTCCTCTAAAGACCATCAACTTTACCATCTTTATTGTGAATCCGTTTTAGAAAACCGGACAAAAACCATTTATTATTCATATCGTCAATCGGTTAATGGTGAACCCCAGGATTATTGGAATCCCAATATGGATGAGGGGCAACTCAATGATTACAAAATCAAGTTCCCGATGGGGGAATATGAACGATACTTTTTGAATACATGGAGTGCCGGAGCTGTCAATATCTTCACGGATGAGATGATTGATGAATCAAAAATCTTTGGCCTTGATGGAAGGCTTATTAACCATCGAGATACCGCAAAAGCTTTGGAAGACAAGACAAAAAATATCCGGGCAATGGAGGAAATGAGAAATAATCGGTTCTTTGATACAGTGGTAGAAATAATGGATAAAGTGGAATCCATTGATAGAAGGTTTATTCCTGTCCATAATTATTACCAACTGAAAGATGGGTATGGAAAGTCCACTTATTGCACGATAGAGCAACTTAATCATATGGGAGATTTGTTAAAAACGGATTGGGCATTATTGGCTGGCTGTGACTTTTCAGATATTATGAGTATTCGGGGGAGAGCGAGGACGATAGGCACTATTGTTGCCAAAGGGCTTCCGGGTTCAAAAGGGAATGAACATTTGATTGGAGAAGCGGCTCCAGTATATTTATATCTATTATTGTATCTTGTCCATGCGGCCAATGATGATTTGAATGCCTTGAAAGACGGGTTTGATGCTTGCCATGAAGAACTTGGGGGCATTGATACCCTTTGCTGTGAAAGGTATGGAGCTTGGGATTTGGCAGAATGGTGTAAAGACAGGGATATCAAGTTTGAGCCTGTTTATCCCCACTATGACCGGCAGAAGGAATCCTTCAATGCTTTTTACAAGGCAATGGCAACCGGGATGTTTAAAAGACCCCCTTCCGGGGTTGCGGGAGTGAAAAAAGAAGACATTTTTGATGAAGAAGCCAAGATATTTGACCATGACGAGAAGATAAGGTGGTATGGGAGCCGGGAAAAAAATGATAAGTATGGGATACAAGATGATGTAATGTATTCTGTAAATTGGACGATATATGGTGGTAGGTTACTTACTCCTTCGGATTTCAGGATACGGTCGGCAAAAATGAATTTCGGTTTTTATGCAGAAAATAAGGGTTTGTTGGGTCAATATTAAGATTTAAAAAGCTAAGATTTTTCAATAATTTATTAACTTTTCCTAATATTTTTCTTAATTTATTAATTTTTTACTTGACAAATTCCCATTTTTCCTTTCCAATTCAGATAGTAGTTTAATATTCCTTGTGAAAACAGGAAATGGAAAACAAAGTAACAAAAATAAATCCCCATAAGATGTCTCAATCCGAGATTTCTGATTATATTGAGCATCTTCCCGAAGAAATTCTTGAAAATCTCACTTTTTCCATGCCGTGGCAATATGATTCTGAAAATGAAAGTTACCGGGATGCCGATGGATTTACAACCACACCTGAAGGAAATATAAATTATACAAGAGAAGTCCTTCAGAAAGAGTGTTGGAATAAATTTAATGTAAATCCTCAAGTAAATACTGCAATTCGTGGACTTACCGGGAGAATTTGTGGGTATGGGTATGAAGTAACATCAGGATATTATGAGATACAAAGGGTTATTGATGAAATTACCTATGACCCCCGGAACAGACTCTATAATTATTGGAATAAGTGGGTAAGTCTTTCCAATATTGAAGGAGAAATGTTTCTTTGCCTTTCATGCCATGATGATGGATTTATTGAAGTTGACTGGTTTGACCCCGCCACTATAAAAGGTGGAGGATATGATGATTGTGGAATTATATTTCATCCAACAAAAACAACTCTTCCACTTTTTTATAATATAGTTACTCAGGACTCCCACGGAATTGAGAAAAAACTTCAAATTCCTTCCATTTATATTGCCAGATATCCCGACCTTCTTAATGTTATCAAGTCAGATTACAATTTTACTCCATCGTATCAAGTGAAGAGCCGGAAAAAGATATTCAGCAAGTTTGGGGGGTATTACCAATTTATTGTTTCTTGGGACAAAGGGTTTATGACCCGAAGGAATGTTTCATATCTCAGAACGACCCTTGAGTGGCTTAACCATTATGAAAATTTGAAGAAATACGAGATTGACCACAAGAAGGCAAGTGGTTCATATCTCTGGGTTTTTAAGGTTGATGATGCAAGAACATTCAAGCAATGGTTGAGTTTGTCCGATGAAGATAAAAGGAAGACGGCAATAGGTTCCAAACTTACCCCCGGTGGAAGAATTATTCTTCCTCCCGGAATGGACGTTAAGTGTGTAAATCCGAGCCTTACTGCCATAAAGGACCAGGACACTGATATTTTTCATATGGCAACTTCAGGATTAAATGAGCCGGAAGATATTACCACAGGGAAAGCAAGTAGTCCCTATGCTTCTGTTAAGGCATCAAGAGGGCCAATGTCTGATAGGGTATCCGATGAAATTGAGTACCATGATAATTTTGTGAAGTACGATTTTTGGGGTTCCCTTTTCTTTTTGAAAAGTGCTATTTCCAACTTTCCCACTTATTTCAAAAGGAAGGAAGCTATTGAGTTTAGAAATCAGGAGCCTGTTTTTGAGAATGTAAAAAGACGACCGGAAGAGTTAATTGATATTACCCATCCTGTTTCTGAAATGATAGATATGGAATCAAGAGCAAGGGCAATGCTTGGAGTTAAACACGGTCCAATCTCTGAAACTATTGGGATACCCGCTTCTGATGTTGCAAAGAGAATGGGCTTTAGCGGATACCAACGTCTTCGTTTAAGAAAAGCAACTGAAGATGAACTTTTGCCTGAGTTGGTTTTTGCTTTGGATGCTGAATCCCTTCAGGAGAAGACGCAAACAGAGCCAGCAAGACCTCCAGAAAAAAGTCCAAAGAAAAAGGTTGCAAAGGAAAAGGAAATATAGTATATGCCGTGGACAGCAGGAGACGCCCAAAGTCATACTGGAAAAGCAAACACTCCAGCGAAGCAGAGTAAATGGGCATCAATAGCCAATTCGGTTTTAAGTGATTGTCTTTCAAAAGGTGGGAATAAAAAAGTTTGTGAAGCAAAGGCAGTCCGAATTGCAAACTCCAAAATGTCGGAGGACAATGAAATGAATACTCAACTTACTTGGAAAGAATATCAGACAATGTTTGCCACAAAACCACAGGATAAACCCGGTGGTTCCAATGTTGGCAAATATAAGAAAGGGCCATTCTGCGGTCCAAGTGGTGGTGCTCCTGCCGGAAGTTATCCGGTTGATACCAGAAAAAGAGCGAGGGCGGCTTTGGCTTATGCCCGTCATGCCCCCAATCCCGAAGGAATAAAGGCTTGTGTTTACAGGCATTATCCCGATATGAAACCGAAAAAAGGTTCCAAACAGTCTGAAACTATAAAGCTTTCTTTGGCAAACATGAGGTTTGTTGACCCTTCCGGGAACGCATCGGTTCAGTTTTCCGAAGTGGACGGGAAAGAAAAAGCAACTCTGAAAATGATTGCTTATTCGGGTGGAGTTATTAAGCATCCCTTTTGGGGGAAATTATATCTTGACCTGAAAGGAATGCAATTTCCAAAAGAAAGATATCCGGTGCTTGAAGAGCATGAAAGGACAAGGAAAATTGCTGTTACCGGGAAGCCAATAATAAAAAGTAATCAGCTTCATATTGACCCGGACACCACTGAATTTTTGGATACCGAAGCAAGCCTTGAATTTCAGAAACTTTCAAAGACAAAGGATTTTCCATTTGAAGCAAGCATCTATGCTAAACCTGGGATTATTGAAGAAGTTGGAGAAGGGACTACTACAAAAGTGAATGGCTTTTCTGTTGATGGCCCTGCGGTTATTTGGAGAGAAAGTATTTTCAAGGAAGCAAGTGTTTGTGTTTTTGGTATGGACCCCAATACTTCTTCTCTTGCTTTTAGCGAAGAAGTGGAGGTAAACATAGAGAGAGTAAAATTTAACAGTGAGAAGGAGGTGGAAAAAGAAATGACATTAGACGAACTTAAAACCAAGTACCCCGACCTTTACGAGCAGGTGAAGGAAGAAGGGGAAAAGGAAGCAACGGAGCAGTTTGAGGAAGAGAAGAAAACATTGACCGACAAGATTGCACTGTTGGAAAAAGCCAACAAGGACAAGGAAACCGAAAATTCCAAAATGTCCGAGAGGGTAAATGCTCTGGAGAAAGTCGAAGCTCTTAGGGCCGAGAAGGACATTCAGAGGGAAGTGGATGGAATATGGCTTACAGAACTGAAAGCCAGTGAAGTCCCGGAAAGGATTCACCCGAAAGTGCAGAAGATGGTTGGAAAAGAAAGTTTTGTCAAAGATGGAAAACTGGACCGGGAAGCTTTCACTGCCAAAATCCGGGAAGAGATTAAGGATTGGGAAAATTCCGGCATGAGCAAATC